ATACTGATAGTTCCTGTTGCAGCACCACTTTGCCAAGTCGTGTCGTCATTTCCAACACCTGCCCAAAGGCGAGTGTCAAGTATTGCTGTTGGTGCGCTTATGTTATTATTTGCCATATCTTTTTCCTCCTGTATATCCTAACACGCATTTAAGCAGCAATATCCCTCACTTTACCGTGTGCGCGGTAGAATAGTTGCCATAGTTCTCCCATGGTGTGGAACATACCCATCTGCCCTAGTCTGTTGATTCCGAATGGATCACCAGTCTCGATACCTGATTCGTGGTATAGGGTAGGTTTTGCTGTGCAGAAATACATATAATCTGTATCCATGAAGTACATTCTTGAAAGTTCGCCCGCTTCCGCGAAAACGTCTTTAGATGGAATTAGTGGTACACCGTTGTATGTAGCAACTACGAAACCTGCTTCCATACCCGGAACTCCCTTTACTCCATTAACACCCGGTACAACTCTCTTCATCTCAGTAAATCTTTGTTGAGGTTGTAGAAGTTGTTGGATTTTCTCTAGTGTATCGTATCCAGTAAGGATAACCTTTGGCTGTCCTCCTTTCTCCCATACGCTTCGGAACATTCCGTCCATGATGTTTAGTGACAATGCTCTTGCTGCCCCTGCCGCACCTGCATCTACGTTTGCATCATACCATTGTGAAGAACCTGCTCCTGCTCCATTTCGTGTGATGTTGTATTGGTTGTGGTCAGAAATTGCTGATACGAAATCAGTTGCTGATTCTGTAAATGATGATGATAAAGCACGGTCTAGGCTAGTAAAGTTGTTACCCGCTAGAACATCTACATCTTCTAATAGCATTTTGTTGATGTGTTCAGCGTGGTGCTTTGCCATTTCCATCTTCATAACTGCTCTTGCATCTCCAAGACCGTCATCTTTGTCTGCTAAGAACATAGCAGTTTCAGATAGGTCGAATGTATGTGCAACAGTTCGTGGTTTTGTACTGACTTCAGCAAATGTTGGTTTGCTTGTGTCAGGTAGTGTTCCGTTTTCTGCAACACCGCCGCCACTTGTGAAAGATGGTTTATCAGTAACTACTCTCCATCCACTCTTTTCCCATGGTTTCTTTGGTAGTATTGAAAACGCATTGAACTCTTGATTCAATTGCGACCAAACTTTTCGGCCAAATATTGCCTGATAAGTTCCAGTTGTACTGCTCACCAAAGGCGAGTCAGCCTTCAAAAGATCTGTACCTGAGTAAGCCCATGCGTTAGCACCGGCTCCTGCCCCATAGTACAGCCTTTCCATATCTTCTATTGTGCGTAAGTATCCTCTTGATCCACTCATTTTTTTTTCCTCCAATTATCTCCGTTACCCGAAAAGCGATTACTCGCCTCTCAAAGCCCTCCTTGCTAGATCTTCAGTAGCAATCCAAGCATCAAGGTCATTGCCCATAGCGGCAAATTCTTCGTGGGTAGGAATGCGAATATCTGACATATCAGATTTCTTAATTGATGCTGATTCAACAGTAGTTGAACGTAGAGAGTCTATCTCAGCCTTTAGAGATGAAATTTGTCCACTATAATCAGATGCTTTTGAAACTTCTAATGCTCTAGTTGTTTCTGCATCGTAACGAGATTCCCAATCTGACTTTACTAGAGTCTTTAGTGAATCTTCGTCTCTTAGAGATGCATATGCTCGGTATCCGCGCTCTAATCCTTCAGGAGTTATATCGTTCTTGATGACATTCTTGCTACCAGTTGGTGCATTGTATGCCATGTTAGAAACTCCGCCAGTCTTGATAACGTATTTGTTACCGCCCGGTCCATCAAGAGAAGGCATTGAAGGTGTAGTTGCATCTTCGCCTGATCCTATTGGGTCGCCTTGTCCTCGGTGAGAGTATCCGCCTTTACCTTCTTGTAGGTACGCCTTCTCTAAACCGAAGTGTCCTCTTAATCCATCAAGGTCTACACCTTGTTCATAAGCGAACTTTTCAAGAGTATCAATATATGCTACTGCTCCGTCATTGCTTTTTTCTGTTTTGCAATCATCGCAACCTGCACATTCTTTACCCTTGCAGCCCATTTTTTCTTCAGATTTTTCTTCTGCTTTCGTCATTTCACCATCACCAAGATGCTTTAGTATCCCGGTCAGGCTGTCTCTTATCTCGCTTAATGCTTCACTTTCTGTCATTTTAGTCACTTCCGTGTTTTTATCTGTATCCATTTTGAGGATTGTGTAACGGGCTTCAGGATTAATTCCTTTCTTGCATAGAGTTATCTCATGCAATTCTAAGTCCGTAATCTCTCGGTGGTTGCCATGTTCAGGTGTATGCTTAGATACACGGAACAATGCTTGTCCACCTATTGAAAAGGCACGAAGATCACCATCTCGTACCTGCTTTTGCACTTCTCGTGCTTTTTGTATATCGCTGCGTATTTTACATACTACGAATAATCCGTGGTTATCTACCTCGGACTTCCATACGCGACCTTGTGAATCTGTATAGTTATCTACTACTTCTCCTACTTGGATACCGCTATGTGCTAACTGAACATTACGGAATGCTTTGTTATCCATGAAATTCCCAAACGCCTTAGTTAAAGCAGCAGTAGGGATTCTATCGCCCTGCTTATCTACCATATCTACGCTTGCATATCCTGCAACAAACAAATCCTCTCCTTTAGATTCTTTAAGAATCCAACGGTCAGAAGTTTCACCGATTGCAGACCATCCCATAGAGGATTGATGCATACTTGCCGATGTCATTAACCAAACTTACTTTTCTCAATGGTATATCAAAGGCATCATGACAGGGCTGACAGCCCTCATATTACATGGTCATCACGAGTGGCTTGCAGTACATCGTTTTCGTTAGCATCGTGATTTTTTTCTTTACCGGGATAACGAAGTATTGCTTTACCTTCTTTCATCTCTAAAACCGCATCACCATCATCCATTGTAACCCTCATAGACAAAGGTTTGAACATATCATCCATATTATCTTCATTTTCCCCTCTTCGTTTTACTCTAGGGTCGCCAAACGTAGTGTTCTCTTCATCAGTAATTTCGGTTGGCCCAGTAGGTGCTGTAAGATCTGCTTGCATTCCTGACCATGCGCCACCGTCTGCTGATGCCCTGTTCATTCTAGGGAATGCAAACTTCTCAGCAATATTATCATCAATCGCTTCATTAACTGTCCATTCTCCACTTTCAGTTTGTTCAAGGCCGTATTCCCCACCATATAATTCTAATTTTTTAGAAGTTAAGCCATCCACTAAACCAATTAATCTTTTTTCTTTAATTGATTCATCAGCACTCATAATAGCCATTTTAGCATGGCGCATAATTGTTGAGATAGAACTCTTTTCATCTTTTTCTGTTTTTACTTCCGGGGCTTTATCTATTGATTTTCTCTTTAACGGCCTTTTACGCGCTGAATGTAAAGGTTGCAATGTACCACTATCGGTTGATGTAACTGTACCTTTACCGGTAGATACTCCACCTGCGGCTGCTCCACCTGCGGCTGCTCCTTCTTTAAGGAAAAGACCCGCTACTGGACTCCATAGTGAAAATTGCGCCTTTGCTTGTTTAATCAAATGAGAAGGCCCATCGTAATCTACAACGAAAAATCCTTTATCATCCATATCGGTTTTTACTATAACTGGCTCAAAGATTGCAGGGTATTCTAAAACGACTTGATTACCTTTCAAACTCATTTCGGGCAATGGGGGTAAGGGCAATGACTTAGTAATTTCATCTTGGGGGTAAAGTATCCACTTAGGGTGAACTTCCTTCCCTTTGATAAATGTTGAATGTGAATCTCTAATCAATAAATCTGTCTTATCTAATGTAGCAATTGTTTTCATTAAGCCACTTTCATCAGTAGATACACAAGAATTTGGAGAAGGGAAATGGACATTATCAGTAGTAGTGTATAGAGTTCTTAGTGTATTTACCCTATCACTCAGGGGTTCAACAGCCATATCTGTATCTTTATGGACTAATAAATCTACAACAGTAAGTAAATCACCATCTACATAAGCATCAAAGATAGCATCTCCCTTGATTGTGTCTTTCAATGATTTCTTTACTTTACTAGGTAAACTAACCGGGTCTATGCTTTTACCCTTTTTCGTAACCATGACACGTTTTCCTTTAGGCTTCTTTTGAACTACCCATTCTCCGCTAAATCCTTTTAGCGTACCCATGTCATCTAAATCTCTTATGACGTGCGCGGGTTCTATCAATGATTGAAATATTCCTGTTTGTTCATAATCATCGGATTTATGTAAGTCAGTAGTTAATGAAGGCATACCACTAGAGTGGGAGGATAATGCATTGATTTCACTTGTCTTGGGTGTTATAGGATGCATATGATGGTTTACGTTTAATCCATTAACTAATCCTTCATGCGCCGTTCTTTGTAACAAAGAGAAAGGCTGTTCTTTAACATCAAAGGCTATGTCTTTAGTTCTAGGATCCCATTTCCAAGCCAAGTTAGATGTCATGTTATGACCCCATGCATCGGTATTGCCTGAATTAAATATAGGTGGTGCGATTTTTTTAGATGATGGATGGACATCTCCATATCCGCTATCGTCATTTCCCCTCATAAGAGACATATTAGCGGCAGCCGCTAATTGTTGTATGTTACCCCTTGCAATCGTATTTGCACTTTGATTATCAGCAGTAGGTGGCGCAAACAATGAGTTGCCATGTTGTTCTCTTAATCCAGTTGCCATTTGCATCATCTTCATTCTAAGAGTTTTATCTGTATCGTTGTAGTGTGCGTTGTGTAAATCATGCCAAGTCGGGTTTGAATTAGGATGATTTTCTCTAAGGATGCCGCCACGCGCAGCCCCTAAGTCAGTAACTCCTTGCATAGATCTTCCAAAAGGAGTTATTGAAAAGGCATTAGTCGGTATTGACATCCGTGCGCCTTGTCCTCCGATTTGAGAAGGGTGCAGGTGTTGATGATTAGATGCATGACTCCAACTAGCCCTTCTCCTTTCATAATCAACATCTCCTATTGATTTCGGAGTATGTACGTCAGATAGTTCAGGTTTTTCTTTTGCTAATTCAGGGAAATGGCTACCACTAAGCATTTCAGGAGAATCTATTTCTACGCCATCTGTTAAGAAACTAGATAACCAACCTTTGTTAAATATTTCAGGATATGATTGATCAAGTATTGAATGAAGCGATTTAGAATCTCGGCCTACGCCACCCCAATGCTGAAACGGTTCCCACCAATGATGATTGTGCGACCCAACGCCATCAATGAAAGGGTGTATTAAATGAGAAGTAGAATCAACATCTTGAGGGGATGAAGAAGGGCCGTGTCTATCGCTTGGCCTCATCCACCATGCCTTTAGAGGAGTAAATCTGTCTCTCCATGACCTTAACGCTCTATCCCAAGTCATACCTGCTTTGTTCTGCATATTATTCCTAATTGCTTTAGAATCAGGAGAATCGTAACTTTCTGTTTTTGCCAAGTCTTTCATCAAATCAATAAATGTTTCGTTTTTGTCTTGAGTGTTCCATTCACGCCCAAATAGATAAGGTAATAATCCAAATTTAGAAAGTTGTCCTTTTTTATCTTCTTGCCATTCCTCATAACTAGGATGTCTATTTACATCCTTTATGTATAAATCTAATATTGATTCATCGGGGTTTCCATAGATTATAGCCTCATCGGGAGATAAACGATTATGTCTTTCTCCATCTTTATGGCGATGCGCTAATGTTTCTCCACCTGCCTTTTGTATATCCTTCTCATCACCCAAGTGAGATATGAAATCAAAGAGATGATCTACAAACAAAGGTTCGCCCCATGATGCACCATGAAGTAAAGGGCATGAATTAGACTTCATACCAAAAGGATGATGTTCGCCAAAACGATTGTCTTGGTTTGCCATCGGCCAATCATTGAGATAAGTAGTGGATAATTTAGTATGACCCGCCAAATATTTTTGATACTCTTCGGGGAGAACCATTTGTGAAGGAGACAGGGGCGAACTTAGATTTCTCATAGAATAAGGAGACTCTTCTGCCATCATAGATAATGCGGCCATGTCTTGTTTAGTTATATTTGAACCATTTAATTCGGATAAGTATTCATTGAAAGGAGGGGGTTGAGCATTTATGCAAGAAAGAACAACATCAGTTCTCAATCTGACTAATTCATCGCTCATTTTCCCACCTCATAGGCGGGCATAGACTTGCTCAATCAAACCCGCAATTTCATCAATTGCACCTAACTGACCTTCGCTCGCGTGTTTCTTCAAATCCATAAGTGAATCTTCAATAGGTGATACACTTGAAAAATGACCGCCACCGTGATTAAGGTGCATATGTAATGAAGAAGATTTAGCATCATAACCTGTTTGTGCTACACTAGGCATTTTTGCTACTTCTGAAATGAAACTTCTTTTCTTTCCTTCTTCAGTATAGGGCATGACTTGGTTAGTACCAAATCCTGCTGCTCTATTTGATTCTCCTGATACTTCATGGAAATGAGGCATACCATTGTTTAAGTCCGGTTCTACTTGATATTTTTTAATACCGAGTTCTGCTTCAATAGATTTCAATATAGTAAGTATTTTTCCTTCGGGCGTTTCTTTCATTGGGTCAAAATATTTCATCTATATGCCTCCGTATATGCTCTCATTAAATCTCTACCTTTACAGCCTACCAAACGACAAACTTGTTGAACTGCTTCCATAACAGACATACCTTGTTCAACCAAACTTCTAACATCATCAACGTAATTTCCGGCATGAGATTTACCTTCCATCTCTTTAACAATAACCCATGCCTTCTCAAAAGTCATTATCTCATCTCACTTTCTAAGTCTTGCCACTCTCTTAATTCATCATGACGTGA